GGCGTGGGCTCGGGGCATGCCTTTGCGCTCACGGGCTTCACGCGCGGGTTTGCGGGCATGGCCACGCTGGCGGAGTGGTACCACAAAGGGGAGCTTTCCCCCGACAGGCTGGAAGCCGCTTTTGTGGATTTTGTGCGCGTGCACGGCATGCGCTACGGCGCGCGCGTGGCCTATTGCGACAGCGCCGAGCCGACGCTGATTCAGGGGCTGCGCGCAGCCTGCGCGCGGGAGCGGCTGCCTATCGACATCCGCAAGGCGCGCAAGGGGTCGGTCAACGGGCGCATCCGCTTTCTGTGCAGGCTCATGGCAGGCGGGCGCTATCAGCTGTCCCGGGACTGTCCTTGCACGCGGGACGCGCTGCAGACCGCCGTATGGGACGGGCGGCGGCAGATCGAGGATGTGCGTCTGGACGATGGCACCACCAACATTGACAGTCTGGATGCGCTGGAATATTCCTATGAACCATACATGGAAGCGGTCATGGCGGCCGAGGCAGGGCGCAGGTAAGCGGATGCGGGGCATTGGCGGGGCAAGCGCGCGGGGCGCGCAGGCGGGCATCCTGCAAGCCGGGCGCAGACTGCGCAGCGGCGCGTGCTGGAATATCTGACCCGCGTGGGTGCGGGCGGTACCCGGCGGCAGGGCGGGCAATGCCGCAGGCGGGCATCCTGCAAGCAGGTCGTAGACTGTGCAGCGGTACACGTCGGGTAATTGAACCGCTTGGGCACGGGCAGCACCCGGCGGCAGGGCAGGGCGCGCATAGCTACACAGGGCGTCAAGGCATGGCGGGGGTGGGTTGCGGCAGCCTGAGCGGCGCCGGACAGCCGTCCCCGCGCCCGCAGGCGCTAAGCATTTTTGGCGGAGGGAATACTATGGATAACAGCATCATTCTGGGATATCTGCAAGGGCTGGGTTATCGGATGCCGACAGGTGGCCAGGCGCAGCACATGCGTGCGTGGCTGGACTGGTACCGTGGCTATGTGAGCGATTTTCACGACTATGCCATGCGGGTGGGCACCGGGCGCAGGACGCTCAAGCGCTATCGGCTGGGCATGGCCAAGACCATCTGCGAGGACTATGCCACGCTGCTGCTCAATGAACGGGTGCAAATCATGGCGGAAGGGTTTCCCGCCCTTGCGGACATCCTGCACCGCAACGCCTTTGTGGAGCGCGCCAACCGGCTGGTGGAGTGGACCATGGCGCTGGGCACCGGCGCGCTGGTGGCGTTTCTGGATGCACAGGGCGCGCCTGCCATCGACTATATCCGCGGGGATCATATCTTTCCGCTGCGGTGGGAGGGCGACCGCATCACCGAGTGCGCTTTTGCCAGCCGCCGTGTGCTGGGCGAAGGGCGCGGCGCGGCGGAGGGCTACTATGTGCAGGTGCACGCGCGCACGCCGGAGGGCTACGTGATCCGCAACGCGTTTTTGGACGCGGAAGGCGCGTTGCTGCCCACGCCCGATTTCGTGGCGGCGGAAACCCGCCCCGCGCCCATGCCGCTGTTCCAGATCATCCGCCCCAACGGGGTCAACGCGCTGGAACCGGACAGCCCCATGGGCATGAGCGTGTTCGGCATGGCAATAGATCAGCTCAAGGCGGCGGATCTGGTGTTTGACAGCTACGTCAATGAATACGTGCTGGGCAAAAAGCGCGTGCTGGTGCCCCAATCGCTGGCCAGCATCCAGATGCAGCAGGACGGCACCATGCAGCCGGTGTTTGACCCCAGCGATGTGCTCATGTACGTGTACCAGCAAAGCGGGGAAGGCGCGGACGATATCCGCCCGCTGGACATGAGCCTGCGCGCGGCCGAGCATGAGGCCGGGCTGCAAAGGATGCTGGATCTGCTCTCCAAAAAATGCGGGCTGGGCACCGGGCGCTACCGTTTTGAAAGCGGCGCGGCGCGCACGGCCACGGAGGTCATCAGCGAGCAGAGCGATCTGTACCAGAGCATCAAGCGCAATGAAAAACCGCTGGAGCGCGCCATCTGCGGGCTGGTGAACGCCCTTTCCTGGCTCACGGGCGGCCCCGGCGAGGTGCGCACCGCCGTCACGTTTGACGATGCCATCATCGAGGATTTTGGCGCGGCGGTGGATCGGAACATCCGGCTGGTGCAAAGCGGGCTCAAGAGCAAAAAGCGCGCCGTCATGGACGTGCTGCGCCTGAGCGAGGCCGAGGCTGAGCGCATGCTGCGGGACATCGCCCGGGAGGGGCAAAACCCGCCCCCCGAGCCGGAACTGCCGGTGGAAGCCGCGTTTGTCGGCGGCTGAACCTAAAACCCCATGGCAACAGCGCCGCCGCACTGCGGGGGCGTTTTGCATACCGGCGACGGCCTGCCGCTCATACGATATCAAATCCTTCATGCTTCATCAAGCGCGAGCAATGCTGTTCTGGAGTGAGGAGCGCAAACGAAAGCGCAGCGGGGTTACGCCCAGCTTTGGCGACGAAGCCATAGGGCAAAAGCGTTCGCGAGAAACGAGCGGCAAGGGATTGAAACCGTATCACACGGCGAAACGGAATCCATCGCCGACGGGCGTAAAACGGAGGATGCACTATGTTATGCAGGATCAAACCCTACCTTTGCCGCACCCCGGGCGATGGCGCGGCTGCACCGGCGCAGGCCGAGCCGCCGGAAGCCGAGCTTATCCCGAAGCCGGACAACACCCCGGACGCGGCGAATACCGCACGCGCCGAGCCATCCGGCGATACGCCGGAGCCGGCGGAAACAGGCGCGGCCAATCCCCCGGCGGGCGATGCGCCCGCCCAGTCCAGCCCGCAAAGCTCCCCGCCGCAAAACCTGGGCGAAGCGCTGCGCAAGGCTGTGGCCGAGCGTACCGCCCGCGCCGAAAAAGGCGTGCTGCGCTCTATGGCCGCCCAGTACGGCATGGAGGAAGCAGCGCTGGCGGCAGCGCTTCAGGCCGCGCGCGATGCGCAAACGGAGCTGCCCCCGGACGCGCAGGCGCGCATCCATGCTATGCAGGCGCGCTTTGGCGAACGGCTGCGCATGATGGACGTGAAGGCCATCGGCGCGGAGCTGGGGCTCATCGACCCGGACGCGGCCATCCGGCTGATGGATGCAGACAGCATCGCCGTGGCGGAGGATGGCAGCGTGCAGGGCACGCGGGAAGCGCTGGATGCCTTGCGCCGCGCCAAACCCTACCTGTTTCGGCAGGCGGGCGCGGGCGCATGGGCGCAGCGGTTGGATGGCGGCGGCATCCCCTCCATGACGGGGGTGGAAGCGGCTTTTTACCGCAAGAACCCGGCGCTCAAGGGCGGCGCACGCGACTAGCCCGGCGCAGCCGCCGGGTGCAGGTAATCTTCAATACTATTTCAAATCCTGAATGCTTCATAGATCGCGAGCGATTTTGTTCTATGGCGAGGAGCGGAAGCGAAGGCGTAGCGGGGCTACGTGGCGCTTTCGCGACGAAGCCATAGGGCAAAAGCGTTCGCGAAATAGAAGCGTTAAGGTTTTGAAATAGTATAACACACAAAGGAGGAAACCATCATGGCACAGGAAATGCAGGAACAGTACAACGAGCTGGTGCTGGCCAAACTGCGCAGCGAGCTGGTGCTCAAGGACGGCGTGGTGTTCAACAACGATTTTGACGGCGACCCCACCGCGGGCGCGGTGCGCATCCCCACCCGGGAGGATGAGGTGGCCGCCGGCGACTATGACCGCGCCAGCGGCCTTGCGCCCACCAACGGCAGCACCGCCTACACCACCTTGCCCATTGACCGGGATAAGGCGGTCAATGAGATCATCGACGGGTATGAGGCCAGCAGCGTGCCCGATGGGCTGGTGGCCGAGCGGCTGGACAGCGCGGGCTATTCCCTTGGCCGCGCGATGGATGCGGACGGCGCGGCCGCGTTGCTGGCGGGCGGCACCCCCATCGGCGTGCCGCTGGTGGATGCGCAAAGCGTCTACGGCATGCTGGTGCGCCAGCGCACGCAGATGAGCAAGGACAACATCCCCGCCGCCGGGCGCTATGCCCTGTGCACGCCGGATGTGATCGCCGCCGTGGTGCGCAGCCCGGAGTTTACCCAAGCGGCCAGTTTGGGCGACGAGGTCAAGCAGAGCGGCGCCATCGGCCGCATCGCGGGCTTTAACGTGATCGAGTTTAACGATGCCACGCCCGGGCTGGCCGTGGTGTGCGGCCACCCGCGCTTTGCCACCCGCGTGAACGCATGGCAGGCGCCCGTGCGCCTGCAAAGCCTGGAGGGCAGCGGCAAGTACATTGGCGCAAGCGCCGTGCAGGGGCGCATGGTCTATGCGCACAAGGTGCTTCGCCAAAAGGGCGTGCGCTGCGTGTTTGCGCCCCAGCCTGTGGAGCTTGCCGCCCAGCAGGGCGCGGCTGCCGGCACCACCGTGATCCAGATCAGCGATGCATCCGAGGCCACGGGCTACAAATACACCCTGAACCCGGCGCAGCGCGCGGCGCATGGCGCAAGCTACGGCGGCGCGGCCATCACCGGCGGCACCACGGAGATCCCCGCCAGCGCAGGCGATGTGGTGGAGGTCGTGGGCATCAAAAACGGCAAGGTGGTCGCGGCAGGATACCTGACGCTGGCGGCCACGGCCATCAAAGCATGAGCGCGCCCCTGAGCGCGACCGACTATGCGGCCATCACCGGGGAGGATGCCCCGGCGGATCTGGAGGCCTGCATCGGTCTGGCGCAGAGCATGCTGGACGCGCGCACGCTGTGTTTCTACGCTGCGCGGGAGGTAAGCGCCCTGCCGGGGCTGATCCAGCGCACGCTGCGCCACTACCTGGCGTATCAGGCGCAGGCCATCAGCCTGGCAGGCGGGGTCGCGGGCGCGCTGGAAGCCCCCATCAAGAGCGCGACGGCAGGCAAGTTCAGCTTTACGGCGGGCGTGGGCGAGAACGCCCATTGCCCCACCGCCGCCGCCCTGCTGCCATTGCTGGTGAGCTATGCCCGGTGTGATTGACGCACCCGGACGCGGCCAACCTGCACTCCGGCATCGCCGCCCCAAAGCGTCTTCCAGCTGCAATGCGCCGGGCTTGCGGGGGCTTTGTGCTGCGGCCTTGGCACGGTAAAGGGATGCAGCCTTGCAGGGGGCGTCGCTTGCGTGCACCCCGGCACAGGCCACGCGCGTTAGTCCAGATGTATGCAGGATGGGGATGCGCCGGCCGCACCGCGCACAGGCCGCGGCGGGGATATGGCTCCCGCCGCGGCCTGCTGCACCGCCGG